TCTGCCTTTTGTCGGCAACACAACAGAATTAACGATCAGCGTGTCGCTCTTCATATTCGTTTTAATCGCAAAATTGTTATCAATTTCATCGATAAACCCGAATGTCAAAGCTTCATCCGCCCCCATCCACGTTTCTTCGTCCATTGCCCGGCTGATATCCTCAGCAGACATCGCGTCTCCGCATTTTTTCTGATAGACGTTCGTAATTGTCTTTTTCACGGCGTGCAGCTCGCTTTCCAGCTTAGACAGCCCCACGGCATCGTAGGCGTCGATCAGTACTGCATGAGGATTGTGGATCATATACAGAGCATTATCCGGCATGATGACCCTGTTTCCTGCACAGGCTACAACCGTAGCTGCGCTGGCGCAAATTCCGTCAATGTGTACTGTCACGTCTCCGGCATACGACTTCAGCAGATTGTAGATGGCCTGCGCGGCAAAAACATCTCCGCCCGGACTGTTAATACGGACTACAAGATCTTTACCGTTACATGTACTCAAATCATCGGCAAACTGCCTGGGCGTAACTTCATCTCCCCACCATGTTGCATCGGAAATCTCACCATAAAGCAACAGCTCGGCTTTTTCGTCTGTAGCTTTATTTTTTATTTCCCAGAATTTCTTTTTACTCATCTTCTTTCTCACCGCCTTTCCCGGCTAATACTTGAGGATCACCCATATTTAAGCCGTAACCATCAATCAGCTGCTTTTCGTAGGCAAGCTGTTCCAGGTTTTCTTCCAAATCCGTACCCGTCATCTCTGCAGCTTCCCGCTCCCGGGTACTTAGACCATATGTAGTACGGAGTGCACTCCCGTTAATATCTTTGACGGGGTCAAGGATGCTCATTGTCGGTCCGAACCAGTCAGCTGTACACCATGACTTTCGAATTAGCGGATCATCAAAAAAGCCCGGTGCTTCAATACGCCCGATGGCGACAGCTTCCGCAAGCCATACTTCGTATACGGGCTGACAGAAATCGCTGGCAAACCATTTACGTCGCAGCTTATATTCTTCCCAAGCCTGCAACAGTGCCGCCCTTGATGCGGAATATGAAGATGTAAATGATTTCAGCAGCACTTCATACGGTTGCCCGATAGCCGCTGCTATTTGTTTGATAAGCTGCGTCACAAACGGTTCAAATGTACTTTGGCTGTTTGACGCATCAATGGATTTGACGTCCACTCCTCTCGGCAGGGCGTTCATTGTTCCCGGCGCAAGCCCGTATTCGCTTACATCCACAACCGGCGCCATCGGGTCATCTTTATCATGTGTCCCCAAGATATTATCCAAGTCGGAGCTTCCCGCCTGGCTGGTAAAAAATAAGGCAAAAAAGGACTTGATGATGGCCGACGTCAATTCTGCCGTTGTATATCTTGATACCTGTTTCAACGTCTCCAGTACCGGCGCCAGATAAGGTACACCTCTGTACTGTTCCGCCCTAGTATCATGACAGACCTGCAGAATATTGGGCACTCCTGTTCGTTTCCCGAATGCCTCCACACGAACCCATTCTGCTATCCTGAAATCCGTCGGATCGTTAGGAACCTTGTTGCTTATCCAAAAGGCGACGATTTCCCCGTCGGCAGCAATCTCAACGCCATTTACAATCCGGTTGCCATTGGGCGCTTTCATTTCCACTGCATAGGCACTGGTAGCCGACACATAGCCCTGATTGATAGGATTGGAAACCCGATTGGCTTCCAATAACTGGATCCTTAATGAATACGGCATGTCAAACGTCGGATTTTTCCGCCGGAAAAGCGAAAAAGAATCTCCATCCGTCAGATATGTCGAGTAGGCGATGAATTGCAGGTCGTAAAAATTATTTCTCCGGTAGAGATCACAATTCTTAGACGCCGCCCACAGATCAAACTCGCGTGAGGTCTTTCTTGCCCATTCCCGACCCGCTTTCGCATCTAATCCTAAAAATTTATAGGGAATCCGGGGAAATAACCGCAGGCCATCTCCTACCGCATGAACAACGGAGCTGTTAATAGCTGCTGCACCCACCGGGGTATTAATGACCTGATCGGCAGAACGACCTCTGAGAGATCGTAGATTTGCATCAATATCTGCCTTTGCGCTGGACCTCTCAGGATTCCATGCCTTGAGAATATTACTTGTACGACTGGCCCCGCCTTCGGAATATCCTGTATTTCTGAACCGGACTGATTTGCGCAATGTAGGTGCTCTAATCCTGTTTTTTTGTGTTCTTTTTTCGTGCATCAAATATCCTCCTTATCCGAAAAAGACAACTCTTTTTCTTGACCCCGCTGATACGCGTTCGTCCTCGTCCAAAGTGGCGCCATCCGCCAGTAAATCATCAATGGCTTTTCGTATAGTTGCCAGATTTGCTCTTGTCAGCGTTCGATTGCCGATTGTATAAGACTGCCCGCTTAAAACCGCCTTTTCAGCTTCTAAATACAATTTCAGGCGTTCGTTTTGTAGTCTGCTCATTCCATTTCTCCAATCAAAAAGCACCCTTTCGAGTGCTTTTACCAAATATTTACCTGTCTTTTAGCTCTATATACTGCCTTTTTCTTTTGCGGTTTTGCCACCGCTCTTTTAACCTCGGTTTCTGACATTCCGTTGACCAGCATCTCCAGTTTACCCCAATCTGGCTTAAGGGATTTCATACATGCCAGGTTGTAATTTCTAAGATCAAGCGGTTCGTTCCGGACATTCTTGGTCGTTTCCCAGACTTCCCGGAGTACACCGTTTCTTTTGTAGACCTTTTTATGCTCTGAGATAATGCCCTTGAAATACAGATCGTCATAGCCTCGGTTAGATAATTCTTTTATCCCTTCATCCTGCGGGAAATGGAAATACAGAGGTCCCGGACTATCTATAGATAATCTGTCCATAATCTGCTGCTTACCGTCATCGACTCCTAAGAGTATCAGCGGTGCCTTAGCGTTATTTGCCTTGGCAATTTTATAAATCAAAGGAATACCGGGACCACCACGGCCCTTGATTGCAAATCGCTGTTTGTGAAAATTCTTTTGACAGTAATTATAGACATCAGATGTATAATGCCCGCCGGAATCAATAAACGTTCTGACTACTTTCAGACCTTTGCCGTCAGCAAAATGATAAGTTTTATCTAAAATATTATCTATTTCTTTCCATGTCCGGTCTTGGTTAGGCGCCCCTAACACGATTCCTTTACGGATTCCCCAGCATTCTTCTTCCTTGCCCCAGCCGACTACTTCGTATTCAAGCCGGTTATCCTGCGTATCGATCGCTGCTGTTAAAAGTAATACTCCATTGGGCAGCTCGGCACCATAAGATTCTCTGCGCCGTAAAAATATCTGTTCATCTTCAAAAGCTCCTTTCTGCTTGTAGGATTCCCCGAAGACAGTATTCATAATTACCTTTTCCCGTTCGGGGTCTCCTTTTGCTTCAAGCCATTCCCGCATAATCCTTGTCCATGTCATCCATGGAGATGTAAAGCCATTTACAAAAAAAGAACGTATGCCGTTTTTCAACGCGTCTGCATTCCGGCTGATATATTTCTGTGGGGTCTGTTTCATTTCCTTTTCAGAAAAAGAAAACCCGCAGTGCGGACATCTCCATTTCACATCATTAACTATGACTGTTTTCTTACCACTTGGTGTTTTGATTTCTTTATAATCCACGGTCATGTCTATATGCCGCAGCAAATGGTATTCTCCGCAATTAGGGCACTTATGCTGCCATTCCTCCTGTGTGCCCGCGAGGTATTCCTCATCAATCCGGGATGACCCCTCGTTTGTAGGCGTCGAAAACAGCCCCATGCAGGAGTTCCAGAACGTTGTCATACGCTTAGCTGCCAGATCCACAGGATCTCCTTCAGTTCCCGCCGAATCCGGAAATCGGTCTACTTCATCCGCAAGCAGGATTCGTATCGGGCGAGATGCCAGCCCCGCCGGACTGTTTGCCCCGCACATAATGAGACGCCCGCCTGGAAAGACCTTGGAAAGAATTGTATTGTTAGCGTCCCGGGACTTCACATCATAGAAGAGATTATTCAGCACTTTTGTATCTCTGATCATCGGCGCAATACGCGTCTTGGAATAATCCTGCGCCATATCAATGGTAGGCTGGATCATCATGATAGCGCACGGGTCCAAATGAGCGAATCTTCCGATGACGTTGTTCATCATGTCAGATTTGCCAATTTGTGACGATGATTTTACAACTACTCTGTGTATACCCGGTTCTGTAAAAGCGTTCATAATGTCTTTTTGATACGGCGCTCGTGATGTTTTCCATTTTCCCGGCTCTGCGGAAATGCCAGATGACAGCATTCTGTGATTGTCTGCCCAGTTGGAAACGGAAGTCTTCGGCAGCGGTTTTAAACCGTTTTTTGATATATACTGCCAGAGTTCACGAGCTGTCTTCATCGTCTTCACCCTCATCTATTTCGTCGGCAGCAAACATTTCTGGATCATACTCGGATAATTCAAGCAGTTTTTCTTCAATTTCTTTAGAAAGGATCCCATATATTTTCTCTTTTTTCAGATCTTCAAGTATAGGCGCTAACTTTGACGGCAGCCCCAGAAGCTGGGTGCGTAAATTTGAAAGCATTTCTGTCAGAACCAGTTCAACAGTCCGCGCAGCATAAGCACTTCTTTGCATTTTCGCCAGTTTCAGCTCTGCAATTTCTCTTTTCGTCTTTTCATGCAGTGCTCTTTCTTTTTGGAAATCTATATCATCGGAGTTTTCTGCATTGGCTTTTAACTTGTAATAATTCTTTAGGCTTTCGATGACCAAAACGGAATTATTTTTATCCCGCAAAATTACATTTTCTGATATGAGCTGAGATACTCTTTGCTGCGATACTCCCATAATATTTGCCATTTCTGATTGAGTCGTCGTAAGTAGTTTTAGATTCTTGGAAACTTTCAAATTATCACCTCCCATCCACTTTGTCTTTACTAACAAGGACGAATAAAAATTTGCAGCTAAAATGTTTTCGGGCTGTCGGAGCACCTCAACCTGTATAAAGCTTTGGAAGGACCCACGCCCTCGCCGGCAATATAAAAGCACCCGTTAAGAGTGCTCCCAAGAGTGCTTTTATTCAGCTAATTTGTTGTGTATATAATTTAACTTAAAAGAAATATTTTCTATTTTGCTTTTCAAAAATGGACGTTTTTTAATTAAAACATCTATATTATTATTATTTTCGCTTATAGTGTCCCAATAC